CTCGTGGTGGTGATTTGTTCGCCCCAGGTTCAGCGGTATTTCTTACAGCTACAAACGCTGAAGATCATAGCGCAGGCGATGAAGTATTTATCTGTGACTTATCCGACGATGAAACTATTGATTCACTAATAACTAAAATATTAGTTGATAGCGATTTCGATGTATCTTTAATTCCCGCGGCAGAGTGGGCGGCAGAGGTCGCAGAGTGGCATGCAACAGATAAAATAAACACATTACACAGCGAGTCAGAAAGTGTTAATGATGTACTTAATAGAATCCTCACTGGTTTCTTGATGGATTTATGGTTTTCTACTACTGAAAATCTAGCTAAGTTGTCAGCTATATCAGTATGGAAACAATCAAGCGCTACACTTATCGAAGGTAAAGAAATAAACTCTTATACGATAAATAAAACGCCAAGAGAATCAATAAGGGCGTCACGCGCATTAGTTGTTTACGACAAAAGAAACTTAGCAGACAGTGATGATACACCAAGCTATAAACGTGCTAGTCAATTTTCTGACAATTCATTAGTTAGTGACGCGCTATTCTCAAAACATAAAGATAAGCAGTTCGACAGTAACTTTTTATTAACTGAAGATGCTGCGGTATTATTAACGCAAAGATATGTTAGCAGGTTTAAATTTACGCCATTTGTAAGAACATTTAAAACTGAAGAAAGATCGCTAACTTTCAATACTGGCGATGTTGTTGATTTAATAACTACTGTTGATCAAGGCGCTAACGGTTTGCCATCGGGCAATATTAGAGCGCAAATACTTAAAATTAACCCTCGCTATGAAAAAACAGGCAGGCTTTACGATGTGACTACTATGTCATATGAGGCCGCGTTTAACTCTGGCAGTGAAATAGTTTTAGATTCTCCTTTAGGTGGTGTAAATCTTTACATACTTGCTGGCGCTCCTAGTCAACAGGTAGATTTAACCTTTATACTTGATGGTACTTACTCACAAGGTGAAACAGCAATACGCGCTGGTGCCTTTGCTTCAGGCTCAAAGATTACATTGATAATGGTTAACGGGTTTGATGGTCAAGCTAATGGCGGGACTGGTGGTTTCGGTCAGGCTGTTCAAGCAATACCACCTTTTAACCCTGTCGGTTTACCCGGTAACGGCTTAGATGGTGGCTTAGTTTATGACGCTCAAGGCGTTGACACTGACATTTATTTTAGCGGTGCGACTCCTTCAGTGGCTTATCCGGTAGCAGATGGATATATTCGCGCTCCTTCTGGTGGCGATGGCGGCTTCTTTCTTGGTGGTTTGCCGGGCGATCCTGGTATGGGTGGCGATGGTGGTGATGGTAGGTTTGCGGGTGTAGGTGGTGACGGTGGCAAAATAGGAACTGTTCCAACACTATCACTCTCAGGTGTTAACGGTGAAATAGATGGCTCAGGCTCAGGCTGGGGCAATGCAGGCGCAAATAATGACGCTACAGGTGGTTTAGCTGGTAGCGGTGTAATAGATAACGGGGCGACTGTGAATTTCTTCGGAGATACGCCAGCAAGATACATAAACGGGAATGGTGATCACTAATGAAAGCATATCATAACAGCGTAGTTTTACGGAATGACGGGGAAGACCCTTCAACATTAAAGCTTGATTTAAACGCGGGGATAACTGAGCAAGTAACAGTTAGGATTAACAGCTCTCAAGCGTTAGCTGTTATTTTTGATGTTGACGATATAGCAACTGGCAACCCATTAACTACAGATAATAATGGTAACTACGCGTTTAAAGCTGCTGATAATATTTACGATATTATAGTTGCAGAAGGCACAGCGAACGAGGTTAAGCTTGAAAAAGTTGAGATCGCAGAAATACCAACAGCGCCAATTTTAATCAACGACCTATCACAAGCTTACGAATTTCCAACGGTGGCAGCATATAAAGCTTTTGTCACTGCTTTTCCTGTTGGCAAAGTTATTCATTTGCTAGATAGGGGTGCAGAGTTCACGGTTATTGCTGGCACAGGCACAGCTAACACGTTTAACATTATTGCCAGCGACCAAGTATCACAAAGTATTGATTTAGATGTTGATGACGAAATAAAAGCATCAGCATGGGGAGCTATTGAAAGTGGTGATACATTCGCGGCACTAGACAATCTAAATACTTACTGTGCGGCCAATGGCAAAACAATGTATTTAGATGATGATAAGGTCTTTATAACCGCCTCAAGAATACCTGTAGGAAGTAATACACGCATTGCGGGCTTTGGTACATTAAAAGTTGCTGATGGCGCTAACATTTATCCTTTAGGGAATCTTGAATCCGTAGTTACTCAGATTGAAAATGTATCTATTCAAGACATTACAATTGACGGTAATCGGGCCAATCAAACGGCAGCTACACAGCACAACAACGGTATTTATATTAATTACTGTGATAACTTGACTATTAATAACGTTAAGGTTCAAAGTTGCGGGACGCCTGAGACAGAAGCATCAGGAAGTAACAACGCTGTAGGTATTAGCTTGCATGAATGCATTAACTTTGAAATAACAAATTGTCATGTTAAAGATTGTATGCATTACAATTATCAGGTTTGGGAAAGTTTAGACGGTATTGTTTCAAATAATATCTCAGAAGATCCAGGCTCACATTGTTATGGTGGTGCGGCCAATTTACGTGTGATTTATGATGGTAACAACGGTTCTATTATATGGGAAAGAAGCGCTTTCACTTATGACCCTTTGATCAATGCTGGACAGGGAATGTGGTTTAGACAATACGATTCTTGTGTAATATCAAGTAATACCATGTATCGAAAGACTGATGGCGTAGAAACTAAGCCTCTAGGTGTTGGCTTACAGATAGGTAACGAGCCAAGTTTGCAACCTTTGCCGCAATCACCTAGATTACAAAATTTATTGATACCAGACCAGCCAGTTAAAACAACGACTATCACAAGCAATACTGTTACAGGTGATTTTGAGTTTGGTATATATGGCTTTAGTGGGAAGATTGAAGAATTTAACACAGGTGGTAATACTGTTTCTGGTTGTTGGGGTCCGGGTTTAATAGTTACGTCTGGTCGATTAATATCTTCAGGCGATACTATTATTAATTGTGGCGGCTCCGGTCAGGTTCCTGATGCTGCAATATGGGCGGCAGGGCGTGACCATCATATATCAGGGTCAACGGTAATAGATGCTAATTCTAGGGGTATTCATGCTCAAGGTATTCGTTCAGTAATTGACAATCCTAAAATCGAAGGTTATGGAAAAACAATTAAAGATTACGGTATTTACATCAATGATTTTAGCAACGATGTAGCTATTAATAATCCTCAAGTTTTTACAGATATACCAGCAACAGAATCATTTAACGCTGTTTATATTGGTGATGATGCTGAAAGGGTTTCTATGACAGGTGGCAACTTGAATTCGCAACCAACCGCAGCAGACGCAATCAGACCTAATAATAGGAGCGACCACAATATTAATGGTGTAATTGGTCAGGCTACCGCCTCTGGAAGTAGATACAAGCTACCTAAGCGTGACGGTGAGTT